GATCGCATTTGCCCCCAAAGCCTGCCTCGTGTGCAAACGCTCTCTCGCTGATCCATGTGCGTGGGCCAGACCAGTTTTCGATTGCTTTAATGCAAGCTGTGACCATTTCACCGTGCTTGCCTGTTGAATGACCTTCATAGTACCCTTGTATTGATGCGTGGATGTCTGTCCCAGCATCAGCCGCCGCTTTGCCCTGCTCTTTCGAGTCGGACATGATTCGATCTATGTAATCTTTTTCGGCTTCGTCAGGCCGCTTGGGTAGCGTAAGAGCCGCCAGCAAGACCTGTTGCTGTAACCACGCAGTCAGGGCTGGTTTAGCCGCGACATTGAGAACCGTGGTCACTGATGGGACAAGGTTCATTGTACGGGCATCACGCAGTGTGGTGTTGCGCTGTCCGCCTTTCTTGGCCTCGACCGTGTACATAGGCACACCATCGCGGGTGTACCAATGGTTGGACTCAGACGCTCGTGGTGCTGATGCTTGTAGCATTTTGCTTCTCCTCTTTGTATTTTGCGTGGCGCTCTTTCATCATCTGGCTCATTTTGGCGCGAGTCTCAGGTGACATAGTGTGCTTCTTGCGAGGTGGCTTTGGTTCTGCCTTTGCGCTCTCAAGCACTTTGATCTTGGCCGTCAAATAGGTCAATTCCGTGTTGATGCCGCTGATGAGTTCAGCAAGCACCTTGATGTCTTTGACGATCTGCTCTTTTTCGTTTCGAGATATAAACATTGCCGTGTTTCCTTTACTTCGTGGTTGCTTTGATGATCCGCTGGAGCCGTCCTGATCGGCCCTCTCGTTTTTCCCCTGTATCCACCACAAACCCTTTACGGATAAGCGGTGCAAACCGTGGCTGGATGCTGTGTTCGCGGATGCTGGGCAGGGATGCTATTACGTCATCCATGATGCACCCCTCTGGATACTTCTTAATGGCCTCGTAGACCATCCCTTCCAGCCGCGCTGTATCCACCTTTGAGCCAGCCGCATGACTGGTGCCTGCGTCCCTGTTCCTGCTCTTGGCTGGGGAGCCAAACAACAGAGACAGCGACCGCTTTTCGTTAAATAGATCGCCTTGCATCGCAAGCCCTCCATTCACGTTCGTGTCTACGCGAGTCAGACAGGACTGTGCGCCCCGTCTGCTCGATAAGACCAGCCCGCTCAAGCACTGGTAAGGCGCGAGAGCATTGATTGACTAGAAGACCCGTCCTACGCGCTATGCCATCTTTTCCAAGAGAGCCGTAGTCACGCAGGCACTGGACAATAGTTTCATGGTGGGATGTGTCTTTCATGGTCATCTCAAAAAGGGATGTCGTCGTCCATGTCGTCAAACCCAGAGCCTTTCGCAGAAGCGTTTTGCTCTTTCTGGTAGCTCACGTTCTTGCGGGCTTGCCATTCGGGTGAGGCTTCAATCTTGGCCCGCAGGTTGTCGCTGAAAGTCTCAAACAACTCCATGTCTGGTGCCTCAATGTAAAAGGTGGCGCACTTGTTGTGCCCCTCTGGCAGGGTGGCCTTCATTGCTTTTGGCACCGAGTTGATGTTGGCAATGTTGGTGTATTCCTTGCCGTTGTTGCCCAGTTCTTTGGTGATGGCAATCATGGCCCAAGCGCCAAGCACGTTGTCAATCTGGAAGCCCTTGAGTTCCTCTGGTGTGAACGGCTTGCCACGCCAAGTCTGCAAGTCCTTACGCAGGGTTGCCTTCTCGGCCAGTGACAGGGTGAAGTTCTTGCTGATTGACATGGGTTCGCCCTTGGCCGTGACCAATGGTTTGCCTGCGTCATCTTCGCCATGCACCTCAAACTGCAACATGACTTTGGGCTGTTCGTTCACCTTGCCCTGCCATTCGCTCTTTTGTTTTCCAAGGTCAACGATGCGGTAGCACCGTGCCAAGTACATCCCCGGTGGCACTGGGGTAAAGGTTCCGCCGCCACCACTCTCTCGCGCTATTAAAGCCATGATTCGCTCCTAGTTTCAATAAAAATTTGGAAGACCGCATTCGGCTCGGATGAGCCTCCAGTCCTCCTCGTTTGCAACGCCTGTCTCGGCCCGATCAAGGGCTTCCTCAAGCATTTGTTGCCTCTCTTGCATCGCCTGCTGTAACTCTGCTTCGCTGTGCATAAAATCTCCAATCGCTGTTTTTTGGAACTGTACCACGTTTAACTTCAACGTACAACCCCCTTGCAACATCTTTTTTTTGGTGTATGATCCGCTTAAACCAACACCGAAAGGCAACTATGACACTTGAAGAATTTTTCCGCAACAAACCACGGGGGGCCAAGGTCGAATTGGCGCGAAAGGTGGGCATCAGCAAGACTTGGATGAGCCTGCTCACCAGTGGCCGCTCGGTGCCCAGCCCAGAACTGGCCCACTCTCTGGAGCGGCACACAAACGGACAGGTACGCCGCGCAGATTTGCGGCCAGATTTATTTGGAAGGATAGTTTGATGCTCTGGTACAAATTCCACATCGGGGACTACATCACGCACACCACTTACCTTGGTGATGCCGAGGACTTAGCCTATCGCCGCCTGCTCGATTTGTACTACATGAGCGAGAAGCCAATTCCACTCGATACCCAATCGGTTGCCCGCAAAATCAGGCTTGATTTGGACATAACCGAATCGGTTTTGGGGGAGTTTTTTGAAAAGGATGTTGACGGGTATCACAACAGTCGTTGCGACATGGAAATCGCAAAATATCAACATCAAGTCGAAAATAATCGAACCCTTGGGAAGCGAGGCGGCAGGCCGAGGAAAACCGAAACGGAAACCGAATCGAAACCGAAAGTTAACCCTAAGAAGAACAAGAAAGAGAATAAAGATATATCGTCGGCGAAACCGAAAACATCACGATTCAACGACTTTTGGGCTGTGTGGCCTTCGTCAAAAAGAAAGGTGGCGCGTTCGGAGTGCGAGAAGCGTTGGGACAAGTACGACCTTGACATGGTCGCGGATCGCATCATTGCCAGCGTTGCGAAACTGAAGAAGACCGAGCAGTGGACTTCTGGCTTTGACCCTGCGCCATTGACCTACATCAACCAGCGCCGCTGGGAGGATGAGGCTGGTGAGCAATCTGCCGAGCGGAGGGTGATATGACTCCAGATGAAATGATGGTTGAGTACGAGCGCGTCAAAACAGCAAGAGATTCCCTTTTGCTGACGGTCGCCAACTTGCGCGGCCAGTTGGAAACAATAGCCGCCGAAGAGCGGGATGCGTGTGCAAAGATTGCTGAAAGAAAAATAAGCAAAACATGGGCGGCACCAAAATCACCAAAAGAGTGGTGGGAAATGGCTTGTAAAGATATTTCAAAAGAAATTCGCGCAAGGGGGCAGGTATGACCCCCGCCGAAAAGTTTGTACAGCGCCTTGGCAAGGTGAAGGGCCGCAACGGTTCTTGGACGGCTCAATGCCCAGCGCACGAGGACAAGTCACCATCGCTATCTGTGCGCGAGACAGATGACGGTCGGGTGCTGGTGCATTGCTTTGGCGGTTGCGATGTGCAGTCGGTGCTGGGCGCGGTTGGCATGGACTTGACCGACCTATTCCCAGATCGGCCAGAGCGTTATGACGGCCACACAACCAAGCAGGTCAAGCCAGCGTTTTACGCCAGCGACCTCCTGCGTATTGCATCGTTCGAGTGTCTGGTCGTAATGATAGCGGCCTACGACATGAGGCGGGGTAAGAAGTTAAGCGAATCGGATATGGATCGGTTACAGGTAGCACAACAGCGAATTGAAGAGGTGGTTCAGTATGCAAACGTCTGAGATACAAGAGCGGGCCAAAGCCCTTGATGATGCGCGGCGCATTCGCATCGTCAAACCAGATCAAGTGGACTTTGAGAAGTATCTCAAGGCCAACGACATCGGCCAGAAGATACGCGATGCCGAAGGATTCATTGAGGAGATGCGGCACGACCTGATGAACCCTGACTTGCAGGTCGCGCACACCATGCCGTGGACAAAGACCCACGCAGGCTTTCAGTTCCGTCCCGGCGAGGTAACGGTGTACGCAGGCGGCAACGGTGGTGGCAAGAGCATGATCACGGGCATGATCGCTTTGGGGCTTGTTAAGCAAGACCAGAAGGTGATGATCGCCTCATTCGAGATGAAGCCCAAGCGCACCTTGTACCGAATGCTTCGCCAGTTTGCTGGTGAGAA